AGCCTAGGGTGATTCTATCTGTTAGAGTTCCATCCGAGACGCTGTAATTTGACATGTCTGGCACCCCATTTCTGATGTACGCTGCCTCTAGCATGTGCTCTCCAGCAGATCCGGTTATCCTTGCGTGTATTGCATCAATTAAATTGGAGCCCTCAAGCCTATTTCCGAGCGCGACACGAGAAAGGGTAAACTTATTACTGTTAAATACATCTGCAGATGAACCTGTCACTAAGGCATCCATACGTCCAATTCCGAGCAGTCTCGTATATGCCTTCACGAGCTCATTTTGCTCAGAAGACGCATTTGAATTAAAAATCGAATTGTTAAGGGTTCCTGTAGACGGACACCTCTCAAACTTCACTCCCCAGTAATATCTACTATCAGCTAGCTCATCAAGCCCCGGCTTGCCCGCAAATCCTCCAGCCTCGTCGAGATTCCCCTTGGTGCACTTAAACCGATAAGGGACAGGTGGCACAAGTGAGCTAGTCAGACTAGTATCTCCGGATGTAACGGCAGTCTGGAAAACACCAGAGGCATACAGCCTTGCCGTTCCCGCAGCAAGAGCTGTAGCCTGAGTAAGATTGTTGCTGGTTTTAAGTGCTGGAAGCCCTCTAAATCCAAACGGAACCGAATCAGATGGGACCTCTCCAGTGTATACGTCCGGATTCATAACAATACGCACGTAAGCGGACACATTTGGATATTTTCCAGTTATCGTAAATCTTCTCTCATCCTCACTCTCAGCATCAAAGTTATAGGCAACCTTAAAATCTCCAATCTTTCTAGCAACAAAATCGTCATCATTGGGATTTAAGGTGCAATTGGGATATTGCTCTAAGATTGCATTAGCAGTATCGGTATCAGAAAATTCTCGAATTAAAACTGTAAAGGTTCCATAGGGATCCTGTGAGTTTGTTGACTTTTGAACATTTGAGATCGAGATCTTGTACTTTTGATTACCTACTGCTCCATCGCTCAACGTTTCAAAGTGAAATAGGCTATACTCAGTCTTTCCAAAAGGCTGTGATATAAAGGAAGTCGTCCTTGCATTTGCATATCTCGTATCAAATCGACCAAAAAGATCTCGATAATTAACACCGCTTCTGGGGTTAGTTAACCGTGATCCTGAGAGAATCCCCACTGATTTACCTCTGGTAGAGACTATTGCAATCTCTTCCTCAACCGCAAAATCGCCATAGAGAAGATGCTGCTCCTTTTGAAACTGCTCTGGATCTGTGTTTAAAATTTTTGCAATGTAGGCAGGTGCAGTCGGATTTAATGAGGCAGTTAGAATTTTAATTCCAGGAAAACCCTCATCATTAGCAAAAGTTGACCCTGCAGAGCTAGAGATGACAAGCTTAAACTTTCCTTTCATGTCTCCGGCGGTGGTGGGGCCGATTGTAGCCGTATCGAGGAAGAGGGTGTTCTGACCCGTTTTGGTTGCTCCGACTAATACAGTATTCACGTAGTTTTGATTATGATTTAGCACCTGGAGCATCGTACCCGTTGCTAGGAGGACCATTCCTCTAACCAGATCGATGTGGCTGTCTAAGCTTAGTGAGTAGCTTGCATTATCGGTGAAAATGGGAAACCCGACCCCTTCAGTTGACGCTGACACGTAGTGGGTTGCGGCGATAAATTTTACGTCTCCGCATCCACCGAGGCGAGTGCCATCGATACCATTAGCTGCATTGCTATTTCCCGCTATGGTAAACCCAGCATCTCGGACTGTTCCATAGTACCTTGTATTTTCAAAATCAGCCGCAGAGGAGTTTGCCCCTGCACCTAAAACCCTGATAAAGGTGATAGCTGTTCGATTTCTTAAAAACTCTCTAACCGCGTATGGCCCAAATTGATCCTTATCAGGATCTGGCTCACCGAAGCGAGTAACAAAATCTCTATAAGACCCCAAAGTTACAGGAATAAAGGCAGGGCCGATGTCTGACGTTCCTACCACACCGGCTGGAACACCTACGACCTCAGCCATACGCTGAGAAAGATCAATTTCTCTTTCATAGAACCCGGGGGATCTGAATGTCTGCTCAGCCATCAGGCGATCTCCTTGTATTTACCTATATAAGTATTTTACCCATAGCCAAATATTAAACTATGTTATCGTTTCAAGATCTACCACAATCCTTGAGCTAATGACAGACTCTCCTGATCTCTGATTTCTGGTAAGTACCCTAAGCAATCTCTTTTTTTCTTTTCCCGTAAAAGGGTCTTGCACAATATCAACAATTTGCGCTCCATCCTGGCCTCTTGCAAGTGGTACCTTCCCAGTACTAGTTAAAATTTCAACATCAGATAAGATAAACCTATCAATATCTCCATCTCCATCAGGAGATTCAACTGTTTTAATTATTGGAGCACTTACCTGAGATGTAATAAACTCGATCTGCGGAGCTGATAGAAACTTTCTAAATGGTGATGGTAAACCTGGTTGATCCGGTGCAATCAAATACGCAGGTACCTTTATGTCAAAGCTATACCGAATTATTCGCTCATCATCAGTAAAATTATCAAAGTTGTCTCCGCTTGTCAGGCTAGGCTGAACAAATGCGGTGAATTCATATCCGCTATCAGATGTAAGCTGGTATGCAATGTCCTGGCCGTTAAAATTTGCCATCATCACCTCTAAAAGCTGATTCATGTGAATGGTATATTGAGTCCAAAATGTCACCTCATAGTCAGCCAAGAAGAACTCTGGATAAGGAATTGTGATAATTTCAAATATATTATCTCCTAGTCTTTTTTCAAGAAGATTTCCTGTATCATTAATTTGAAAAGATAGATTATTTCTATTTCTTCGAGATGCTAGCGCTCCAGGCTTTGCCCGATTTCCCGGAAAAATTTCATTGCTTCCAAAGTTTCCCCTTGATGCAACATTTTCTTGATTTTTAATCCTTAGCTTATTAATGATCTTTTGATAGTCTCTATCTTCCTTGCTCAATTTTCTTCGGATTGCATAGTATCCCTGGTCTCTAGGCGAGATAGCTGTTCCATAATTTCCTAAAGTAGGGGATACCTCTATAGATTTTCTTCTAATTGCCACAACAGGCAAAATCAAAGCACCGTTTCTATCTCGGAGTGGCTGACGTCTTCGAGTTAAAGCAAATCTTTCACCCGCCGCAAAGACAACGGGCACCTTAGTTGATTTTTCATTTATCTGAACCTCAAGAATAAGAGTCTTATCAAAGAGATTGAATATTGCTCGATCAACGTCTTCAATTCCACAAGGCGGAATTGAAAAATCATCCGGGACATTTGTTCCTTCATATCCTGAATCTATCTTACTCATATCTATCTCCTATGACTCATCATAAAATGCAGACCCGGGCTCTCCTGGATCAGAGGGTACTCCCCCAGAGCCTCTAGGTGACACCTCTGCGGGACCGCTAATTGGTTTTGTCAAAACTCCTGTTTTCTGAAGATCTCTCGAGTCTGCTGTTGGACCAAGCTGGTTGTTCGCAAATCCTCGCTGTTGGGCAAAGGTTCTTTGAACAGCATCTGGATCACTATAGGAAAGGTCAGTGGGTCCAAATATATGTGCCTCAAATTGACCCCTGCGAGCCTGCTTGCCCGTGATGGTGACGAATGACTTGTATTCAATTTCTCCAAAAATAGTATCCGAATCTGGTATCTTTATTACCTCAAAAAACACAGACCCATAGCTAAAAAAATCTCCCTCTCTTATGTCAATCCCTTTATCGATTAGATCCTTATTTTGAACATATGCCTCAATGGTATAATATTCTTCACTGCCAAATTTATTAGTTCTAATCTCCTGGGGAAGGTATTTTACCAAAACATCAAGCTCAATTGGATTTTCAAACACCTTATTGGGAGACTCCTCATATATCCCGTGGATATCTGATTTCTCTTCTGAGATTAAGAAAAGATATATTTTTTGACCCACTACATCCTTAACGAGCTCTTTTCCAAGATCGTTAATTAAGTTGATTTCTCTTCGAGTAATAAAAAGTCTAGACATCTAGTTATCCCATAAAGATAGCTTTGCCATTAGGCATAGGAATAAATCTTAACTGTTTATTAATAAACTCAGATCTTCCAGCAGCTGTTTCCATAATCTTGTCATAAGTCATTGTCTCTAACATTTCTTTCAAACTTGTCTTGAGGCCTTTTTGATCCTCTCTGCCGTTGGTGATTAGAGAGGTACCGTCTAGGGTCAAGGTTGCCCCGGGAATCGGAATATTAGAAAATTTAGATCGAATTAATCCAAGCTGTTCCTTAGCTAGCGCAACAACATACTGACGTATCCACTGACGACCTATGCTATTAACTCTTGAATAAATTAGATTTCCAAAGGGAATATTCGATAGATTTGACACTCCTTGTATTGTCTCATCTTGATAAGATGGATTTAGGGGATCAGGATGAAATCTAACTCTAACCCACAGCTTTCTAGGAGCAGCAGATGCCGGTGTCGGAAAAATTCTAACCTTTGTACCAATCATCTCATATGAGTAATTTGATCTTCTGACCCTGTTGGAGATATCAAGCTGGCCAGCTCTTAGAATATCTTCAAAAACTGGGAGCACATAAAAGATTGTCTCCGGAGTGAAAGATTCAAAAGAGAATTCATTATTTAGATAGTTGATTGCTGACGTCGTATCAAAAAATCTGTATGCTGCCTGCGGGCCAAAGTGAAATATCTCCATAATCCTAAGCTTGGTCTTTGGACTTGCATTGCTAGCTGAATTAAATAAAACTCCCCCTTGCTCATCCTTTAGCTCTGTATATACGTCATAATCCTGCCGACTTCTTTGTAATTGAATGCTTCCGGATACTGTATTGTAAGAACCTCCTGTTCCAGCCTCCATGGAATATGGTTCAGCAAATCGTGTTAGATACTCAAGATTTTCTCTGGGAAATTTTTGTTCAGATCCAGAAAGAATACTACCCGTAGGCATCCCTAGAAATTGAATTAATTGAGACTTTGCCTGATACTGATTAAGAATGCTTCCGTATTCTAGAAAAGACTCCTCAAAATTTCCCCAAATTTGTTTCTTTGTTAGCTCAACAGATAATATATCATCGCCCAGCTTACGCTTGACGAACGTGATCATGTTATCGGCCTCTGTTTGAAATTCTGTGTCAGAATCAAAGAAGCCAAAAGGAGTGGGCTTGGTGGTATTTCCAAAGGTTGCCATTGATAAAAACGCTCTTGTTGCATTAATAAATATAGGCACCAAGCTGAGAAGCTCAAAAAATCAAATTACATCTCTCGCTTCTTATCCGGGATGTTTTTATCTTTATGATCTGTATTTTTAATAAATTCTTTTTCGCTAAGCTCAAAAAACTTTTGTTATAGCCCACCTAGAGCAGTTATTGCAATTAAAGCAGGCAATCCGCTTCTCACATAGACACCTGAAAATAGGGTTTTTGACCTGCCTCCGACATATGAGATGGCCGATTCCATATGATTGCTTACACTTGGATCTCCAGCCATCTCCGGAGTGACAATCAAAAGAAGAACTCCTGTTTCCGGCTTTCCACGGGGAGCAGGACATGGGGATTTCTGTAGGCAGCCTTGAAAAATCTGCAACCCGAGATTTCCGCTTTGTGGATCTCTTATCGCTGTTGTTCCTAAAAACAGCCTGCCGTCAGTTCTCAAGCATCGTTCGAGGTCTTTTGTATCAAACGACTGAACCGGGGATACCTCACTCGCAAGCTTTAGAATTTGTGCCAGCATCTTTGCAAATGCTGTGTTAGCTGCAGGATACATCGAGAGCATCCCGACTTTTCCTCTCAGCAGCTGTAGCTGGCGCTCATTATCAAGGACAATGTGGGGATGATTTTTTACATCAACCAGGAGCAAGTCAGCATTTGTCTTAATTGTCGGATTAAGAAGCTCCTGGGCTGTCGGAACAGATACCACGTATACCACCTTTCCAGTTCCTTGAACAGATTTTAAATATCTCTCAAAAGCTGAGTGTAAGACGTGGGTGGCACTGCCTGTACCTCCGCCGCCGCCAGCCATGACAAATAACCAGTCAACTTTTCCAAACTTAGCCTTAAGAGTATCTTCCACAATAGTGGCATTATCCGAAAGCACCTCTTTGCCTAATTCGACATCTTTTCCAACACCATCAGCGCCCTCGAGGAGCAAAAAGTGATTTGAATCTACTCCGGCAGGCTGATCCTTTACGGTTGTATTGATTAAGATAGTTCGAGAAAACCCTAAATCTAAAAAGGCCTTAGCAAGCTTTCCGCCGCCCCCGCCGACGCCGACAAAGCCGCAGTTAATTGCAGAGGGCGCCGAGTTTTCTGGAAGAAGATCATCTTGAGAGCTTAGCGCGTCATCTCCGTAGTGGTCGACGAAGTCAAAATCATCTACTGCAGATATAGCAGTATCAAGCTCTCCAGCGTCAGAGCTTTTCTCTTGCTCTTGTTCATTTTGACTTTCTTGTAACTTTTCTTCTTTGCTCACAGGGTGACCTCCTTGTTTTCTCTCTTCAGTAAGGGTTTTTCCACTTGAGCTTAATCCCCTGAGAGAGCTTGGCATCTTATCACAGAGAATAATATGATTAACTCCCCTGAAAGTAAATCAAGGGAGAAATTCATGTTTCAATTCAGTTACGCCAGATCTTAAACTTCAGCTGGATACGCACTAAACGCAAGAGATCCAGACTGAGCCTGAACAGCGAAGCCAAATCCATCACAATAGAGAGTCACAGAAGATCCGTGGGTGGTCGCGATGGCCAAAGCCCCGCCGTTTCCACCGACGCCGATTCCTCCGCTGCTCGCGACGCCAGCTCCGTAGAAAGAGGCTCTGGCAGAATCAGATCCGGTAAGATCATGCGCAGCACCGTTAGTTGTTACCGTGCCGGCGGCATTTGTAGACAATGCCCTAACGGTAAATATTTCCCCCGGAACAGTGGAGGCAGCGGGTAGAGTAAGTGTAATTGCACTGGTCCCGCTGACTGTATAGACACCGCCAACTGAAAGGGAAGCATCAGCAGTCTTAACATTTTGAACTGGATTTCGAATTGTAGAGGAGCCAGTCAATATAAGTGTGCCACGAAACTTCGTCGTGTTTCGAATGTCTGTTCCTGACCCAGCTTCCTGAACTATTCCTCTTGTGTCATCAAATATGATCTTTGGCATAATCTCTCTCCTTTGTTCGCAAGCTTCCGATCCTCTGGCGAGTTCAGATGATTATATGGATCGGGCCTACCAATATATAGGACCCTTGAGAGCAAACGGCCCTAACCATTAAGTGATCAGATAAAAAACCTACTTAATCTAAAAATCGGTAATCAAATTTTCTTATCCATGGGTCAAAAGCGGAAGCGACCATCTCTCTTGTGTCATTACTATAGTATTCTGCATAGTTAATTTTCTTTTTACGTTGCTTTGATTTTAATCTTGGCAGCTTTTCAGGTGAGATCTTCAGATGGTCACATGCTCTCTCATAGTCTAGTTGCAGATTTTCATATCTCATAGAAAAATCTAAAGGCGTGTCATCACCATAAAATTCAGAATTTATTCTAGAAAACCACTTTAAGATATTACAATTTTTATCAAGCCCGTAGGGTCCTTGAAAATCCGCATAGGTGCAAAGAAAACCCTGGAACTTTCGTCTAAGACTTTCAATATCGTCATCCTTTGCTGGAGCTAGATGAGATTTTACCTTTAAAGAGAAGTGACGCGGATTCTCTGTGGAGATAACCTCTCCATCACTTCTTAGATGAACTGTAGGTGAGTGATAAAATGACCACCAGAAAAATGACACCATCACATCCCAGGGATTTCTAACTATGGTAAAGGTATAATACTCATTGAAAAGATCTTTAAGTTCACTAATGTTTAAAACTTGAACAGGGGTTGTATGCATGTGAAATATCGGCTTTATTATTGAAACTTTATTTTTTTCAATATCTTTGTGAATCAGGTGAGAGTATCCCGATTCGAGAAGATGCTTTACAGCGATATCTCCATCACATAATATCTCTATCTGATTGTTTCTAGTGGGATAATCAAAGTCACCTGATAGTTTTTCATCCCCGTGATCGGTTCCTGTTAAAATATCGCCTGGACCACAATGTTTTCCTAGAGACACCTCTACACTTGATCCGGCGACTTTCATGGGCTTAAAGAAAATAAATTTATTCTGGTGTGAAAGGATCATGGGAAAGTTTAATTTATCATCCTTCTCAAGTTAAAATAAAAAAGGGGCGGCCAAAGGCCGCCCCAGTTATTGAGTTATCTAGTCCGAAGATTAGATGATGTTCAGATCCTGAACTGTCACGGTTCCGTAGAAGTCCGCACGAACCATCTTCTTGCCATACCGAGTCATCACTCCCTTACGGGGTGTGAAGTCTTCGGGAGCAAAGATCGTCGGGGTGACGATGAGTGGAACGTAAGGTGCGTATACGTAACCTGTCTCGAGGTAGCTTCCGCCCTTGTACCCAACAAGTATCTTGTTGCGTGGGAAGTAGGGATCCTTGTAGACCGTGAAACGGTTACTTAGAGTTCCTACCGGAGCTGCGCCGAGAGTGAACGGATTGCTTACCTGTCCCTGACCGTCGAGGCTATAGTTCGGCTTATAAAGCACCGAAGCCTCGAAGATAGTAGCGACATCTGGACCGGTGACCACGAAGTTCGCGGATCCTCGCAGAGTCTTACGATGAATCTGGTTGGCGACGTCGATGACAGTCTCAACCAGAGTCTCGTACCACTCTCGAACTGTACCAGTGAACTGGGGTCCGATAGCGAGAGAGCTAGCAAGCGTCTGCGCGACGCCTGTCTCCTTGTTAACGAACTTACCAGGAGCACGTGACCAGTAGAGGTTAGCACCCCTGGCCTCGGTGAGGAGGTCGTTAAGGATCTCACGATCAATTTCCAGCGCAACCTGCTCAGAGAGAATCTGAGTGAGCTCCACCTCAGCATCTAAGCTGTGGTAAGCATTCAAATCCTGAGCGAGTTCTGGGGACCAACGAGCACGGAGCTTACGGGTCACTGCGGTAACCGCAATGGACTCGATCTTAATGTCGATCTCGGGAATGAACGGTGATGGGCTGGTCGCGTTAAAGTTCGACTCAAAAGAGGGAATGGTTAATGTGGAGCCATCAGTGCCGTCGACATTAAGCGATGGGCTGAGAACGAAAGAACCTGTGAGTCCTGAAGCACCCATGCCACCACCAGCAGAGTGATCTCCTCGAGCACCAGAAACAA